AACGGGGTGTGGAAAAGGGACGGTACAGCTTAATGTACTGTTTGCCCTTGTAGCCGTACATCGGTTCTGCCGCCGATGAAATGTAGGTGTATGGCTTTCCCTCTGCCGTTTCACTGCTGTATTCCCGGAGTGAGCAGACCTTGTAATGCTCCAGCACTTCGGGAGTGATGCCGTACTGCCGCCAGTATTCCATTTCTGCGGTGGAAAATTTCTGTTCCCTGAACTGGTAAGGCTTGACAGGCTTTTCGGGCGGTTCAACAGGTGTGTTTGCCGCAATACGTTTGTCGGTAGTCTGGGATATAGGAACGGGTGTCCCGGAAGATAAGCCCAGCCCCAAGTCCCGGTCGATGGTTTCCAGTATCTCGATGAAGTCCAAAGCCCGGTTACAGTCCAGCCCTTTCAGTTGCCCCACGAGGAAAAAGCAGTCACCGCTGTAATTGTCGTTACCGAAGTCTTTCATCTTGTACATACCGCTATGGCGGTCGAAGTAGATGTTGCAGGATGTATAAAGTATAAAACCAAGAGTACAAAACTGGTTGATTGAAAATAATTGATAAAGAAGAAGATATAGAAAAAAGACTGATTCCAACTAAAAAACGAAAAGTACAAAAAGTAAATTTGGAAGTTGCAAAATGGACTTTGTTGGATTGAATTTTTAAATACTCATTTAAAAACTGGACTGAAAATATAGAGTAAACGGACAAAAAGCTGGATATCCAGAATTTGCCCGTTTTCTTTTTGTTTAAGGCAATCATTCTTATTTGTGGTAGTTTGTACTTGAAAATGGATATAATTGAAATACGGGCTTATTTGGTGGGTATTTTTAGTAATTGACCTGTAGAGATGGATTCGTGGTTGCTACTACCGGGAAGCGAATATTGGGTCGGGATCGTGATTTTTCGTATGTGCGTTTTTTGGTGTTTTTTTGTTGTTGGGTATAGTGTTGGGTATAGTGTTGGAAGCAGTTTTTTTTGTGTTTGGGTGGTTATTCGGAAGGGGTTATGTGGTTAAATTGTGTTAATATATGAGTGTTTTGAAGTTTTCGGGGGGGGCTATTCCCACTTTTAGACGGTTATTGTACTTTTAACGTATTGATTTACTATTATTTAGGGAAAATATTTGGAAAATAGACATATAAAACGTAATTTTGATAAAAGCAAAGGAAGTTGGATCTGTACGAATCTTGCTACAAAATAATGAATTGACTTTACAAATACGTTTACATATGCTATACAGATTGATATACTACTTATTTGTTTCCCATTTTGTACGGATAGCCTTTATAATAAAAGAGCACTGGAAACAGATGACATATGAAGCATGGCTTGAAGATGTTAAATTCTATCTAGAAACTCCTAACAATGGAAATTATAGAAAGAATCGCGGCAAAAAGACTAAGCCAAAAAGAAAGGCGGTTTAGTTTCTCTTGAAGCAACTTTCTCTTATACCCTCCTTGTTCTAAATGCAGCTTGCCATCAGAAGTGATTGTAAATTTACATTTACTTATACTTTCATGGCCTTCAATAAACCCATCTTTGATAAGCTTCTTTTGAATCCTTTCTTGTGTTAGTGCTTTAGATCCTTTAAAATCAGGAGAATTTACAAATGGATTATCTGCTACAATTTGCAAGAAGCTATCCAAATAAAAGGCTTCAATGCCTTGTTTGCCTATCACTTTAAAATAAATCCATTTTTTTATATCCATACGTTTTTTATTTTTAATATCCTGTTAATTATCATATTATCGTATTCATTCTAATACTGAATTTGACTAAAGCCATGGCGGTGATCCGGGCGACTTGAATGTCTTTTGGGTCGTGATGCGGGTTATACAAAACTCGTATTATCCAGTATAAAAAGCATCATTATCTGATGTTAAGACCTCAACTCTACCTTCAGCATGTGATCTACCAATAATACATTGCTATACTTGTCCACATTCTAAAACAATTAGTGCTATACAACACATAATAGCTGTATAATTGGCCTGTTCTTTTCTATATGATGTAAAAGATTAACAACATCTAATTCGTATAATTTATTTAAGCAAACAGCCCCCATTTGACTTAAACGTTCTTTCAATAAGTCTTTTCCAATCTGATTTTGAATAAAATATTCGTACATTTTTTCTTTAGTCCATGATTTTTTTAACTCAATACCATTCGATTTAGCTAAATCCAATAATTCTATTTTAGTTAACTTATCTGTCACAAATCGCAAATCTGTGGCTTCTACTAATAGTTCCATTGATTTCAATTTATTAAAACAGTCCTCTTCATTTATACCAAACGAACGTGTTATATAAGAAGAACTACCATCCCACGTTCCTATATAGTTTTTGTAAGCGTAGTCATATAAAAAATAAAATCTTTCTCCCAGTCCCAATGTCTTAATTTTCTCAAAAAGATCGGTTTGGGGGTTATATGCATCAAATACTAAAGAGTCTTTGTAAATATATTCTTGTTCTTCGAAAGAAATATTTTCTTCTTTTTTCCATTTCAACCAAAAGTTGTATTTATCAATCAATTGAGTTATCTGGGTACCAGCAGTATAATTGTAAATACCTAAAGAATAAAAAAGAACAATACCTGTAGTATCGTAGATTGTCCAACAAAATCTTCTGTCTATTGTATTGTAATGGAAATTGATCGATAAAAAGCTTTTTAAATCAAGATGCATATTTAATTCAGATTCGATATATTGCTCTACATCTATTTTTAATATTTGATTTATAACTTGTTTGTAGGAATAGCCTTTCTCTTCTTGAAAAGTCATATAGAAGTAGTCATATTCTAAAGGAGTCATATTTGATTTTAAAACATCTCTGATGCGTTTACTAAAAAACTGATTACTATTCATTGTGTAATTAGTAGATATACTGATACCTGATTTCCCCAAAATATACAATCCATATCTTTTTATTATTCTATTAATGTCACTCTCTATAGGATATTTAATTTCGTCAAAATTTTCTTGATTATAATATTCCAAAAAATCAATCAATGTCTGAGAATCATTTGAAATTATCAATTCTTTAATAAATAAAGAAAAATCTGTTACAGGATAATCTGTTTCATAGCCTTTCCTATACAGTGGGAAACTGGTCTTTCCTATTGCTTCACATTCTTTTACGATTTTGGCGATTTTATCATTAAGCATATAATTCTTTGATTGGGTTTCCTCTTTGAAGCTATTAAATTCTTTAACTTCTATAGGCTCATAAGTATCTTGACTTATTTCATTTTTTTTGTGTTTGATTGAAATCTGTCTTTGTTCTTCTTTGTTATCATTAAGTAGGTTACTTATAAAAAAGAACATAACACTTATAGTTAAAACTATTAAAATAATATAAATCAAATCAATCATAGTAGCGAATATATTTAATAACTACTTATTTAATACTAAGTATTGCCCATCTTGTTAGAACAATCTATGCATGCTCCCCAATACCGCATAGACTTTCCGTATCATAGTTATTGGGATTTCTTGTTCTCCATATTCGGGACTTTTATTAGTTGGAATTAAGCGAACAAAACCTTTTCTATCAGACATGCGGATACGCTTCACAGTGCGGTAGTTATCAGTAATAATTCCATATATTTCACCGTATGGCAAGTATTCTATAGGATCGTACATCTCTTTCATTGCGATAAAATCTCCATTATTTAACTCCGGTTCCATAGAGTGCCCTGTTATATTACACCATATTACTCCGGGCTTATTATAAGGAGTAAAATTTATGTAATAATCAGGATTGACCGTTTGGTCGTTCAATATAATATCAAATCCGCCTATAAAATCAACATTATAATATGGTGATCCTTGGTTTTTATAATTAACCGATGGAATATCTGGAATATCAGTTTTTGAGGTCTTACCGTCTTTTGAAAATGAGGATAATTTTCCTTTTATCATATTCCCTTTTCCTGTAATGAGCCAATCAATACTCAAATTAGGATAATTTTCCGCTATTATAGAAAGCCACTTGCTTTGAATGTCTGTTTTATTAGTGATTGCACGCCTAATCATGCCATCACTAGCATTAATAGAATGTTCAAAAGCCCGAACACTAACTCCTTGATATTGTATAAATTGAAACAGTCTTTCAATCATAATATAAAAAATATAATGAAAATATTCACGATTTTATTTTGTCATCGTGATAATTATCCGTAATATTGCAGCGTAATCAAAGTATGATCGCCTCCCCAAAGATACGGAAGTCGGTCGAGAAAAACAAGAATTAGATGTAATACGATTAAATTAACAATAAGTATGAAAAGGAAAATAGTAGTAGAATATGGGGAAGTTCGGCGTATCGCACACCTGATGAATTGTACGCCGGAGTTTGTTTCTCGCTGTTTGTCATTTAGCAAAGATACCAAGTTGGCGAAAGCTGTGAGGAAAATGGCCATTATGCGAGGTGGTGCAGAGATAGGTGCAGAAGAAGAAAGTACAAATCAATTAAATCAATAAATCATGGAAACAAAAATGCAAGTTTTTTACAACGAAGAATCGAATGTAAACATTCGTATGGAAGAGATCAACAACCAGGCATGGTTTATCGCAAAAGACATATGTACGGCTTTGGAACTTTCAGAAGTTAGTAACACAGTCAAGCGATTAGATGATGACGAAAAGCTGACACGAACAGTATTCGTATCAGGTCAGGGCCGAGAAATGTGGTTTATTAATGAGTCTGGTCTTTACAACTTGATCTTCCAATCCCGCAAGCCTGAGGCCCGTGCCTTCCGTAAATGGGTAACAAACGAAGTTCTTCCATCGATCCGCAGAACCGGAGCATACGGAGTGGAACAGCAGGAGCGCAAACGACTACCCCTACCGAAATACCGCCCGTTCTTTGACGAATGGAAACAACGGGTACGTCCGTATATCAGCCGTGACGAACTGGAAGGTGTTGCTGTGGACTGTGGTGTAACGCTATCTCATGTACAGAAGGTATATGCAGGTACATCTATAAGCGCACCGGTTACACGCATCATTACGGAATATGCCCAGAAGAACCGGAGGCATGACGTGATCTATCCAGAACAGAAGCCGGTGCATGAACAGATGTGTATTGATTGGGATAAGTAAGACAGTAATGGATAATGAACATTTAAAACGGATTTAAAAATGATGACAAAAAAGACAGAACCCATTATTGGGAATGAAGAAGGGACAGGAAATTCTATCGTGATTGGTACACAAGTAGAATACCGGTTGTTTGGTATCCTACTTTATAAAAAGACTTTCTTAAGTCCGGAAGCATTCGGGATTAAAGAATACAACTATCAGATTTGTATTTGATCGATAATCTTCATTGCTTCTTCTTCGAGCTCTTGCTGATAAGAACTGATCGGAGCTATACGAATAGCGCCTTTATGTTCCTTCTCAAGTTTCTCGATGCGTTTAAGCAGCACGATCTGCTGCGCGATGATAAGTTTTAAATCTCTTTGACTCATAATAATTCATTTTAAAGTTGATGCCTACAAAGGTAGGTAAAAAACCGAGACCGAGACTATTCCCGCCAAGAAAGCCAACGACTTGCAGATACCGGAGCGAGACCGGGGCGGGAGCAGATAATAACAATAAAACTGATTGAATATGGCAAATAAAAGGAATTACAAAGAACTTAGTTATGAACCGTTTTCCAAGCTAGGGTATCATTTCCCGGTATTGGTATGGACGGGAAAGGACGATGAAGAATGCCGCCCGGTGTTCAAGACTGTGATGGCAGAGGCTCCTGCCAAAGTGAATAAGTCGGGTTATGACGTATGGGGAATCGTTGGTTTTGACGCCGTGAGCGGAGAATCGGAATGGTATGAGTACAACCATTGCGTCTCGCTGGAAGACTTCGGCGTACTGGACAAGATGCTGGCTACGCGATACAGCTGGATGCAGCATATCAGCGGAATGAAAGAAGAGACGAAACTACTTGCCAAAGCACAATGGAAGGAGGGCGTATGAAAACGAAAATCATATTCTGGGGATGGATGATCAGCTGGCTGCTGATGATGGCCGGGATCGGCACTTTGTGTGATGCTTCGGAGAAGGGAAACGCATCGCAGTGGATCATCGGATTTGTCTTGATAGGCGTCTGGTTTGTGTTCTCGATGCTGATCAACGATCATAAGGACGAATGCCTGACGTATCTGAACGAACTGGAGAAGAAGATCGACAATTTGCTCACTTGATATAACTGAACACTGACCCTTACACCCGCCAGGAAAGCCAACGACTTGCAGATCCGGAGCGAGACCGGAGGCGGGACAATTAAAAAACATTGCAAGATATGGAATTTGAAACAGGATATATACTATGCGCAGAAGAAGGAATATACGGAAAAGATCTGCCGGGGGTACTCAATGCCCTATCAGAGATCGGATGTATTTACTCAGAACAGGAAAATATTTGCATACGAGTGGAACCAACAAAGCAGCTAGGGATATACCTAGTGAGACCACTGAAATGTAAGTCCTGCGCTTTTCATCCCGGATGCGGTTTACCTCCTTCAGTCCGTCGTAGGTCAGCCTCGCCGATAAAAAACCTTCTTTCCTTTGGCAAAAGAGTTTTGAGGAAGCTGTATAGATGCCTGCGGAAGGCTTGCGATATGTTATCAATCCCTTTGCCTTCAGTGACCGGCACAGGCAGAGGATACGGGAATACTCCTTATCGGAGCTATGGCACAAACGGCCGCCATCCTTCAGGCGACTGATCCTGATCAAAAGATCATATTCATTATTAACGAGACTGGAATTCATTTATATCGATTTTTGAGTTAAAGGCCTAAAGATAGGCAAAAAACCAAAACCGAGACTACACCCGCCAGGAAAGCCCAAGACTTGCAGATCCGGAGCGAGACCGGAGGCGGGGCAATAGAATAAAGAGAAATGAAATATCACGAAAACATATTGTGCATCAGTTATGCGGAGCTAACCGAAGGCGACCCGAATGACACGAACGAGAGCATGAGACCGATTATATCGGCATCGAACTTACAGTATCTGGTTCAACGCGGACAGATACGTGTTGTTCGCCGCGGGTGCTTCGGACAATCCGCCCTGTATGCCTACAACTCACTGCCGGAGAAATACCGTGATAAGGTAGTTGACAAATATGGCGATGTGGAGAAGAAGGCTACACGTAGCAGCCTGAGAGATATCTTTGAGCGCGACATGCGTGCAGAGAACTTCTATCAGACCTATACTACCGACGGACATACCCAACTGACTCCGGAAACCATCAAGCTCTATGTGAACAACGCATCGGCCCTGAATGCCGTGATCGACCTGTATGCTCGCCGTGTAGCCGCCATCAAGCTGCGTAACGGAAGCAGCGGACGTGTGATGGGCGAAATATGCGACGAACTGAGCCTTATCCAGGCAGAACTGGGCTGCAAACTACCAAAGAACAGCCAATCGTTCCGCCGCGTACTTGACCGGTACCGGAAAGAAGGCTACGCGTCGTTGATCTCGAAGAAGCTTGGAAACTCGAACGCCGACAAGACATCGAGCAAAGAGCAAAAAGCTTTGTTGAACGAGTTATGTGGTGACGGACGTAACCTGAATAATGAAACAGTAGCCATGCTATACAATACAGTAGCTGCCAAGTTGGGATGGCCAACCGTCACAGCCGCCACTGTAGCCAATCATCGAAGAAGACATACAGAAACATTCGCCGGAAGATACGGATCGAGAGCCTACAAGAACGAGCAGTATATGCTTGTACAGCGAAGCACACCGACTGCCCCAATGCTCTACTGGACAGCTGACGGATGGGATGCCGAGCTGCTGTATCAGAAAACACTGGTTAATCCGGAAGGAAGAAGCGTAACCACGTATCACAACCGTCCTACGGTGGTCATGGTGGTTGATCCCTACAATAAGTACATCATCGGGTATGCAATCGGGACCCACGAAACACCTGAACTGATCCGTGCTGCTTTCCGGAATGCCTTTGAACATGTATTTGAACTGTTTGGCGATTATTACCGTCCCTGGCAGATACAGACAGACAATTACGAGAAGAAGACGCTGACCGATTTCTACTCTGCCCTGACTCATTATTATACACCGGCGGAGCAAGGAAACGCGAAAGCCAAGATTATAGAGCCCTTCTTCAACTGGTTTAACCAGCAGTATTGCCGATTATGTCCAAACACATCTGGCGTCGGCGTAAAAGGACGGCGGAAAAACCAGGTAAGCGATGACTGGATCAAAAATCACAAGAAAGACTTTCCGGACTATGAAGGTGTAGTCAACCAGCTAGCGTCGCTGATCGAAATGGACCGGAAGATCAAGGTTGACAAATATCTGGAAGGCTGGAAATCGTTGTCTGAAGACCGGAAGCTGTCCTTCCCTCGCATCAACTGGCTATCCACCTTCGGGGAGCTGGCACAACCGCGCAAGATGCAACCGATGGGCATACAGCTACAATTGAACGGCATTATTCGCTGGTATGACACTGATGACCGTGATTTCAGAAATTACGGACACAAGACCTGGTATGTACGGTATGACCCGAACGATATGAGCAGTGTTCTGGCTGTGGTGAATGTAGGAACCCAGAAGAAACCGCTGGAGGGGACTATCCGATTCCTGCTGGAAGAAAAACAAGCACAACCCATGGCTCTTGCCGACCGAAAAGAAGGAGATATTGACAATTTGATGCGTATCCGACAATTCAATCGGGAAATGGACCAAGAGGTTATCCGCAAACGATCGGAATCGGCAGAAACCGTCCGCGCCCTGTTTGAGGACAACCGGGAACTGCTGGAAGACACCCTTACAGCCCACGTCATCACAGACAGCCTTGGCCAGCACAAGAACCAGCGCAACGCACTGCGGGCAGCAACAGCACCCAAGGCCGTTGCACCGGTAAAGCAGGAAGAACCGGAAGAAGCAGAAGAATATACTATCGATATAGACGAAAATGATTTTTTAAATGACTTTTAAACATAAAGCGTATGAACAGGAACAGACTAATGCAGCATGTCAATGACTGGATTACCCGATTGGGCAGCCAGAGTAAAGTTGCAGAAAAAATAGGCGTAAGCGTTACTTCCCTTAGCCTCTGGCTTAACGGAAAGTATGGAGCAGATACAGGCAAGATGGATGCCAAGATAGCCGCCTCGCTGAATTACCAGGAAGACGGATGGCAGGTAGTCACCACCATCAGCAACTACCGGAAGATTGAGTTTGTGTGCCGCAGCTGTAAAGAGGAAGCCATGTGGATGGCCATCAGCAATAAAGCCGGAAGCGGAAAGACACAGACGCTGGAGCATATCTTCAACAGTGACCTTAGCGGATCAATCATCTTTATCCAGGCGGAAGAATGGAATGCCAGGCAATTTTTACTTGAGCTTGCAGAACGCACCTGCGGCGTACCCAAGCGGAGTTATACAGACATACCTACCCTGATCAAGATGATAACAGAATACTTGAACCGCCTGTCGGCCGACAAGCCCCTTCTTATCATAGACGAAGCCGACAAGCTGCGTCCTGCCGCCCTTAGAAAGCTGATTCCGATATATAACCGTACCGAACACCGTATGGGATGCGTGCTTGCCGGCACGGAGAACCTGCATAAAGAGATAGCTCGCGGCGTTCGTAACAACCTGAAGGGATACGATGAGATAGACAGCCGTCTGGGACGATCGTTCATCGATCTGCCAGGAGCCACCGAGCAAGAAGTACGAGACATCTGCCTTGCCAACCATTTGGATACAGACTCGGCAGACCGCGTATGGAGCGAAGTTGACAAGGTGAAGAAGATTGTCAAGACCCGCGGAAAAAACAAAGGAGAAGTACGCGAGAAGTCTGTATTCATCTGCGAAGACCTGCGCCGCCTGATGCGCTTAGTGAAGAGAGAACAGTTAGCACACAAACTCAATAATCTATAATCATATGGCCAAGACACTTGGAGTAGAACAATTCTTGCAAGCACGCAAGAAAGTAATGCCTTTTGAAGGCGCCTGGCGTTCAGCCTTCGGTTGCCCTGCCTATTCCGGTACCTGGATTGTATGGGGAATGTCGGGATCGGGAAAGACCCGGTTTGCCCTTCAGCTCATCAAAGAGCTAACTAAGTTCGGAAGATGCGCCTACGACAGTCTGGAAGAGGGCGACAGCCTGTCGATGCAGCGAGGATTTATTGATGTCAACATGATGGAAGTGTCACGGCGTATTGTCCTGCTGGATCGGATGCCGATCCATGAGCTGATCGAATACCTGAAGAAACGGAAATCGCCCCAGTTCGTCGTCATCGATTCGCTACAATACACCGGCATGACCTATAAGGACTATCTGCGAATGAAGTCGGAACTGCCCAACAAGCTGCTGATATTCATCTCGCACGCACTGGGGAAAGAGCCCAAGGGATCGGCCGCACAGTCAATCCGATACGATTGCGACTGCAAGATACGCGTAGAAGGATTCCGCGCCCTGGTTGCCAGCCGATTCGCGGAAGGGATACCAGAGCCCTACACTATCTGGGAAGAAGGCGCAAGCCTGTATTGGGGGAATAAATCAGAAAATGAGGAGGAATAAGATATGGAAAAGAAAAAAAACAAACATGCCCGGTTTTACAAGCTCATCCAGCAGCTGCCGGACTACGACCCAAAATACCGGGACGTGATCAAAGAAAGCATCGTACATGAATACAGCCTTGGAACCACCACCAGCCTGACAGAGCTGTACGAGAAGAAGCCCAAGACTTACAGCTATATGCTTGAGATGCTCCAAAAGAAAGTCGGGAAAAAGGTGTATAAAGACGAACAAGACACTGCCAGAAAAAGGCTGATAGCCGCTATCGGTGCCAATCTGGACAAACAGGGATATTCGTATGACAGTCAAGATCAAAAGCTGGAATACATCAAGCGCATCGCCTGTCGGGCTGCCAACAGTAATGAGTTTAACCAGATACCCTTATCGAGGCTTCGAGCCCTATATAATATGTATATCCGGCAAAACAAGGTGCTGGACAATGCGCTTAACCTGAACATCAACCGGAATTGACATGGCACTGAAGAAAATAGCCGATCTGCAAGAAGAGATCGTTGAAAAAGGAAAGCGCATTAACCGCCGTATCGAGAAGATCCAATCGGATATCGACTTTATGGTTGATATCATGATGACCAAACCCTACGAAGAGATGGCTGCCCACCGCAAGCTGCTTCAAGAATGGGAAAAAGAGATAGAAGAATTAAAGAAAGCCGTTGAGTTCCTTCGTAAAGAATGGATGCGGCTGGAATCATTTAAACACAATTAAATTATTACGTATCATGGAAGAAAAGAAAATTGACCTGTCGCAATTGAGCGAAGAAGAATTGAAAGAAGTATTGGCCAACGCACGTGCAGAGCAGAAACGTCGTAACATTCAGAACCGTGAAGCTTACGAATCGATCCGCGCTGAAGTAGTGGGACGTGTAGAACAAAAGGTGCGATCAGTCCGTGAAGAAGTAAGCGGGCTACATAAATTCTGCGTAGAAGAAATGGGGGCCTTCCGCAAGGTAATGGCAGACTACGGGCAGCTGCGCAGTTCGGACCAGATGAGTTTCACGGTACAGGAAGGGAACTTCCGAATTGAAGTACGGAGCAACAAGGTCAAGAAGTTTGACGAACGAGCCGATGTTGCCGCCCAGCGACTGATAGAGTTCCTGCAAGAATGGATCAAAGGAAAAGAAGATGGGGCAGACAACCCGATGTACCAATTGGCCATGACGCTGCTTGAACGCAATGCCAATGGCGACCTGGACTACAAGTCGATCAGCAAACTGTATCAGATGGAAGAGAAGTTTAACGATCCTGCCTATTCGGACATCATGAACCTCTTCAAGGAAAGCCATACCGTAGAAGGCACTTCTATCAACTTCTACTTCTTCGAGAAAGACGAGATGAATGTATGGAAGAAGGTAGAACCGAGCTTCAACCGCATGTAAGGCGGAATCCGAAGGTCGTGACCCTGACACCCGGCAAGTGGATATATGTCTGCCCTTGCGGATTCCCTTACCGGGTGATGATCATGACCCGTACATGCCGCACCGTCGGCATCTATTGCTTTTATTGTAAACGTGAAATAGGAAAATATTATAAGATTATGGATGAAAGACTGGAATTTGAACAAAACTGGAACAATAAACTGAATTGTAACTGCTTTACGACTATCCGGCTGCACAACCCGATTAAATACTGTGTAGATGCCGTGAAGAACATTTATCTGGACGGGAGATATAAAGGAGATGCTCGTATCTTATCCGTGAAACCGATGCGGCTTGATCAGATCAATCTGCTTGTATCGAAACTTGATATGGGGTTGCCACCGGAAGAATGTATCAAGGAGATCAAGAAACAGTACAAGAATCGTCCTGGACTGGACTGGCAAAGGCAGCAGGTTGACCTGATCTTGCTGGAGTATATCAAAGAGTCGAAAGAACCTTCTTTATTTTATTGAGTATGACGCAAGATGACATTGAAAAAGCAGCAGTAGATAGCTGTGTTATTGAAAATGACATTTTTAATCCTCAATTAACTCCGTATTATGAACAAGGATTTAAAGATGGTGCCAACTGGCGTATTAATACTGCATGGCATGACGCAACAGAAGTTCCTAAAAAGAAAGGATATATACTTGTTTGGACTAAATGCTTTGGTTTTGTAACATGGCATATAAATGTTGAACCAGCAGAATGGAATAAAATATGTAAAGATAACCAAGTTGTTGAATGGGCCTATATAGAGGACTTGATACCTAATAAGGAGGATTAATTATGACAAAGGAAGAATTTGACAATCAGCGATGGGAAGCCGGAATGAGCTGCTATGTAGACGGTGATTTGTATCCTATCGTGAAAGTTGATCTTGGAGACCGTCTGGTTGGTGTCCTGGATGAAGAAGATGGCAGCATATTGGAAGTTCCCTGTAAGTTTGTTCACGCCTTAAATCCTGCCAATCCATGAGCCGTAACAAACAGATCATAGAGATTGCCCCACCGGATTACGAGTGTGTCCGGGAGAATTTTGTGGTATCCGGGTACACTTGCCCGGTATGCCACGGGCAAGGTGGATTTAGCGAACAGACCGGACATAATACCTATCAGACCTCGACCTGCGATTATTGCGATGGTACGGGCAAGGTAAAAGCGAAGGTGCAAATTGAATGGGGGCCTGATTATGGAGAATAATACAAAAAAATAACCCATTTGTGTTGGATATATAAAAACAAGTACGTATGTTTGCGACGCTTAAAGTTTATTTTTCATACCAAGAGGCAGAAGAGTCTGCCTTTGCATTGCGTTGCACGGGCATTTTTTATGTCGGTAACGTACTTGTTATATATGGCGGGTTCCACTATCCGTGCATACATTGTAATGGTGTATGCGAGCCTCTTGGTATAGACTTTAAGCAGCGGTTTCTAGTGGATACCCGCCATTTTTGTATCCACACAAATGCTTAAAAATACCAATTTATGAAAACAGAAAAAGGAATGCAGGTAAATGGACTGCAAAGATTCTTTGACGAGAATCTGAATGTATGCGTTCGCGCGCAAGTGATCAACAATGAACCTTGGTTTGTAGCCAAGGATGTATGCCAGGCATTGGGACTACAATGGACCGGGCATATTTTGGATAATATACAGCCATCTTGGAAAGGGGTGGTAAATTTTACCACCCCTTCTTCTGGAGACAGAGGAGGTGGTTTGCAAACACTTAGAGTCGTAAACATGAAAGCCGTATTCAAGTTGTCTTTCAGGAGCAACAAGCCTCAAGCGGATAATTTGGCGAACTGGCTTGCCGACGAGGTTATACCTTCTTTGATTAGTACTGGAGTATATGCCATGAAAGGAAGCTTAAACCGAAATGGAGTTGAAGGCATATTATATAATGGTATGAAGTTATATCCTTACAAGGAGATGCTTTTGTCGTATGGGTATAGCGGAAGAAGCGGATCTGTTCAAAGGCGTAAAAAGGTTTACCCCTATTATTTTGTCAAGGTTTATGGACGTGTCTATATAAAAGAGGAAATGGCTGTATATCTCGAGGAAGAAAAGAAGCATATCGACAGACGGCTTGAGATGATGAAGAAACAACAGGAGTTGCCATTTGATATTGAGGCATAACCCATGGTACATTTCGAGAAAGACAAGATTGTTATAGAGATTCCCGCCACATTTCCGGCAGAAGACTGGGGAGAGATTATTAAAGACATGCTTTCGCTGCTGCAATGTGAGCGGGAAGACTCCGGGCAAACCCATTACCATGTGCTCTACCTGATGACGCACATGATGCCCGAATGGGAACAGGCTAAACGGATGATACCATCCGAAAAGCCCGATAATCAGTAAAAAAGCGTATGTTGTAGAACAGTATATTGATAAAAGTGCTATATTTGTGAAAATAATCTGACTGACATGGCGTACAATAACCGAAACACACTGTTGAAGATGGTCCGTGTGCAGGATATTGTGTTAGCCGAGAAGAAGAAAGGCGTTACACAGATATTCATTTACGAGCACATTATCAAGGACATGTTCCTTATCTCGTACGCAACATTCAACCGGTGGCTGGCTTATCCTGCCAAGGCCGAGTTGAAATACGGACGGAAGAAGGAAGAAAGGGAACAACTTACGTTTAGCTTTGCATAAAGGGATGTAGATTGATCTGCATCCCTTTATTTGTTTATATCTATCATTCTGTCTTGATAACCGGGTCGTCCGGAAAGAAGTATTTCCAAATATCCTTGATGAGCGCATAGAATCCGGAAGCCGACAATCCAGCCAGTGCGCCATAGATCAACGCCCACCACCATACCATGCCTTCGAACAACGGAGCTACCTGCAATGCCCAGCAGATCATAAATACCGCAATGCCCACGACAGCCGATATGGCTCTTTTTATCAGCGAGCTTTCATCGACCTTCTTCCATACCTTCGCGATCTGGGTCACGATCATTGAAACCAACGCCACGATACCGGTGAAGGTGGATACATCGATTGAGATTCCTGCCGGTTCTTCTGCCACCACTTCCGTCAAGACAGGCGCAGCCATCGCCGCACAGAACGATACGAGCAACAAGCCCACGATACACAAAAATTGTTTCATATTTAAATAGGATTTAAATGTTATAAAAATCAGGTTAGTATATCTCTTCGGAGATATAAGCATATCTCGGCGGAGATATAGGTATATCTCGGCGACGATATACCTATGTCACTTCTGGTGCCTCCGGTTGGATACCCAATACAAGAGGGCTGCCAACGATCCGCCGACGATCAGGAACCACCACACCCATCGGGGCAGGATATCGGTCTGCACGTCGGTCTGTGTTTGCCGGTCGGTGTGCCGTTCGTCGGTCACCGTCTGTTCGGTGCGCTGTTCAGCCGAAGCCTCTACATCGGTAGCGGTATTCTTTTCCATGGAACAACCACCCGTCAGCGTACCGGTCGTCGTAGAGACAGGATACTGTTTGCCGGACGTATCCGGCTCACTCCATTTCGTAATTTCCACCTTCAGATCGAAAGCGAGGTTGGCGAGCAGACTGTCGCGCGTCCGCTGAAGATACTGTTCCAAGACCTGCGAACGGATGAACTGCTCTGTCGTCTGATCGTCGACCAGTTGCGAATACCTTTTGGCAGCACACGACACCAGCAGAGCCATCTCCGCAAATACCAACCACATAGCGAATAGAGCCAGTCCCTGTCTAATTAGTTTCATGATTTATTCTCCTCTTTAATCAGTTTAATCAAATCTTCGGCTTCTTTCTCGGTAGTACACTTGATGATCCCGGCAATCACGTCCGGAATATTCTGTATACCATCCTTGCGCTTGCGCGAATGCTCCATCATGGAACGGAACTCGATGATCAACACGCCGATGGTGAGTACGAGCGTCATAAATGGGATGATATACCACTCGAACAACATCCCTACGAGGTCGAACAACATGCCGAACAACATGATGCGCCAATATTCGCCCGCCTTCTGGAAAGTACGCCTCAGGATGTGCGACTTGATCGGTTCGCCAATCTTCTTGGCTGTATAGATTCCATCCCATAAATCGATACAGATAGCCAGGAACATGATAAACCAAAAGAACAACGTGACAGCCATGTGGAAATAAAACCGAGGCCAGTTGAGTGTTTCGGGGATGTGCATTAAGTCCGTCATATACTGATAGCCGTTTTAAAGATTAGTGACGTAACCATGTATCCCTGGTGGTCGTAGATTGTCTCGGAAGACTGAAGGATCATCAGCTTGGAAGACGCAAAAAACTTGTGTTTATGCAACAGTGTAACACAATCGTCGACAATAGACTCGTGTTCCTCGAGATCCTTGTCGTGACTCTGACCGTCTGAAAGCGAGATCTTGTCGCTTACCACCATCAGTTGCACCTGTAGCGGAGAACGCCAATTCCCCTTGGTATACTCTTCAAACTCGAGCTTTCCACAAGCCATCAGAATGACGGGAACCTGCACGATGTTCGTCGTGAACTGCTCGTTGAACAACTGGATATCCCTAACAGGAGACTCCGGGTTATCCTCGGCAACAACCGTGCCCGATTCGGGATCAATCCTGAGCCCATAATGATCGGCGATCAGGGCCCGTATTTCTTTCATCAATTGGAATGTCATATCATTTCAGTTTTAAGTATTCAAGAACAATCTTATCAATCTTATCATCCAGTTCCTTGCTATGCCCTACGAAAGGCCTTGCCGGAAGAACTGCCGCATGCTTACCGAACACCTTGATCATACCCCCTTCGTTCTGTACAGAAGCATAAGGCTTGTCTGATGTGATCGCCAGGCTTATCTGACGGCTGCTTGCCGTATTGACCTTGTATGCCAGCGAACGCTGCAATTCCATGCTGGTGCCCGTCAGGATAGGACGCTGGGTGGCTGCCTGTGAGAAATTGGCACCCCGGGACTTTCTGCCCTTCTTGCCCTTCTTCTTCTTCTTTCCCTTCGACTTGTTGCCCCGGTAATCGAATCCATACCAGGGACTGTTGGGATCGCGACGCTTCACGTCTTTCCACTTCTGCAAGCCACCATCCAAAAAGCCCTGCAAACGGAAGTTGTCCTTAAAATGATTCACCGCCTCGTTTCCGATCTCGCGGGCCAGCCTGGACGGGTTGCTCATCTCGGCCCACAGTACCTGTATCCTGGGAACATCATTCTGTGCCATTTTCAGTCTCCTTTTCCAAGAATCGTTTTACCGCCTTTTTAGCCGTCTTGTCCGCCTCGGCTATATATGGGTGGGTATCGCTGAAGATTGCCTTAGAGAAAGCCGGATTACGGTCTAATCCGGGCGATACAGTATCGGGTGTAAACTCTGCCACCGGAGAATCTTCCACATGGGTGATTTCTTCTTTTGTAGCACGTGTATCACACTTACAATTCCAGACACAACCCGGATAATGATTCTTCCACCACGGATCGTCGACGCTACGCACCTGGTTGTAATACACCATGTGCGAGATACGCGGATCGGGCGAGACACTGGGCAGCCATTTGACATTCGGATAGATATCCTTATCTTTCTGGTAGCGAAGGAATATCTCTGCCGTGCGTGCCGACTTGACAGCCGCATTGTATTCGGTCTGCAACCAGGTATTGTTGTAGGCACCGATAACCGGATCTGCCGCCTTGCGGAAAGCATCGAAGCTTCGCGGACGCCCCTCTTCGTCGATCAGAAGAGCCGCCAGATCGTTCTGCTGCCGGTGCGTCTTGAACGCGGCAAAGACCGCATTGTTGTACTTCAGCTGCTCGATAAACTCCTTATTCTCTTCGATCGTCAGTTGGAAAGCCTTATCGACCGCCTGATCGAGGAATGTACGGGTATGATTGAACAGTGTACGCTCGATATCGTTCAGTGTATCGAAGTCACGATCAAAGATCAGGTGCAGGATATAATTCAATTCTTCGTCCGTCAGGTTGAAATCCTGATCCGCCTTGTTGTTCAGCTCCCGGCAAGAAGAACACCGGCAGCTATATAAATTTTCCATTCGCCCGGCGAAACTGACCGGGCTCAGGCGAAAAAATTGTTTTCCTCCCGCTGATTCGTCTTAGCCGGATCACCCCCGTTGTAAGACTTGTTATCGACCGTATTCTCCGGTTTGCTGCGAAGGCCATAGAAAGAGAACTCATACCCATCCAGTGGATAACCATGAGCCACCAGGAATGGGAACAATTTGTAGTTGACAATATCCTGAATCCGTTTCAACCGGGCCTTGGTAAACTCGGTCAACACCCGCTCATGTACTTCAGCCGAACCAGTGAAAGCCTTGACATCACCCGTACCGGTCTGTCCGTTCATCATCTTGGCGATATACTCATCGCACATTACCGCCAGCGACTTGTAATTATCGCTACTCTCGCGAGATGTCATATCCAAAACTTCCAGTTCGTCGTCCGGATCGATGACACCCACCAGGTCGGCCCCAAACTTCTGTGCCATCTGGAAAGCTTCATCGCGCTCATTCTCGTTGTCGGTAGCCGTCTTGAACGTGACAAAGGGTTTGCCAAAGCGCTCATTATATTCACTCCAGTCAGAACGGGCGAATGTCTTCCAGATCACCTCGATGGCAATGGATTCCAGCTTACCCAAGTCTTCGGCATCCCCCAAAGGGAGCAGGAAGTATTCCGTTTCCTGATCCGCATACGAGATACCTGAAACATCGTCAGGAAACTTGGTTATCTCCCGCTCGAACGGACGGACATGATGGCGAGGGAAGACGATGGCATCGGTAAACTCACCATTCTCGTCCTGTTGCCCAAATTCAATAAGGGTATATCCCCAGAATTCCACATCCATGGCATAGATCATAAAGCTGGTGAACCAAGGACGCTGAAACAGTTCCGTCCGTTGCTTGTCGGATGTATCCGAACCTATCTTCATCACATCAAAAGGCTCTGTGATCAGGAAGGATTCGGCCTTGTCGTGTTCGGATATATATTGGCTATCCTTGACCGTCTTCTGGTATATATCCAGCAAGACAGAACGGTCGCTATATTCAGGCATCAGTGCATTTTCGGCCGCCTGAACTACATTGCTGATCTCCATACGCACGCGGTTGTTGGGCATACGCGTCAGTGCGGCCGTAAGCCGTTTGCGTTTTTTGGAACGCTCAGGTGCCTGGTTGACAACAAGCGGCTTTTGCTCTTTTTTGCCTAATCTGAAAAAATCTCTTATTCCCATACATTCTAGTATTTAAATGGATTGTTAGAACGCCTCTCGTTGTAGTAGAATTTGCTGCGGGTACGGACAGCCCCGTTGACCGTTACCGGTTCGAGTGTACTGTTATCCTTTCCCGACGCTACCCGTTGAATCTCGGCGATCACATCTTCGTAGTTCTGGCGTACACGCTCCGGAATCTCTTCATCAGGTATGGACTGATATACGTAGTAGATAGCCAGTACAGACATCCAACGGACCAATGCCGGATTGCGATCATCGCCTTTTTTCTGAATCTCCTTGTCGAGATTGAACCGATTGGACAGTTTTTCATAAACGTATCCATACGCCATGCGCTCGCAATCGGTCACCTTCGTATTGTTGTCACGTATAATTTTATCTAAAGCCCCCTTGGTGATATACACCAGGTAATCGGCTAAAATGAGAAAGTCTATCATAAGCTATCAATTTAAACGTCGTTTCATATTATGCGGAATCTTGCCCGACTTGATTCCCTTGGATTTACCTACACGGGGTTTGTTGAGCTTGTACACGGCCCCTTCGACCGCATCCGGACCATCGTCGTGCGGATAATCAGGAAAGCCCAGAAACTGCTGCCGCAGTTCCTGCATATCCGGCGAGTGACGCATTGCCTGGTTGAACCTGAGCAAGCCACGTTCGGCATAGGATGACAGGTTTTCGATACGATCCACTTTGTCCGGTTTCTTCCGATAGTCTCCCCTTATCGCTATGCTGTAACCACGCGATTCGGCTTCATCGTCGTATTTCTTCAGATGAATGTCCTGCATGAAGTTCGCTTCCATGTAGTGCCGGCAAACCTTATTCTGCGGAATATTGTCGGCCAAGGCATAATGACCACGAACCATCTCGGGCGTCGTGCACTGGCGGACAAAACAATCATAAATGTCGAAGTAACGACCATTCATGCCGACCAATACGATCGCCTTGAAGTCGTTTTTCTTCGTTTCCTTCCAGGAAGGGTCGCAATAAGTAACCAGCTTGTCGCAGTTCTGAATTGGCGGCAGTTCGCACCAAGGCAAGTGCTCCTCCTGGAAGATACGGCCTATGACAATATGCTGGTGGAACAATTCGCGCAATGCCAGCCTACGGCCCATGTTGCCCATTTTGGTCAGGATCTGTTTGCGCGTATATCTTTCTTTCCATGCCGGAACACCCTTTTCCGACAAATCCATCTTATGCGTCTTCGGATTCTCGAGCGCATAGACCTTCATGTGCGTGATGGTATCTTTTACCGGATCTCCATCTTCGACATCACCCACTACATGCGCCAGAATGCTCCGCTTATGAATACGATTGCCAATCATGACGAAGCGGCTTGCCTTGGTAGGCGCACAACCGTAGAGATCGCCCAGAATCCAATCGGTAGCCTCTTCGACACGCTTCTCGTTCTTGCAGATTTCGGCATCGTCGATATCATCGACAATAATCAGGTTCGGACGTAATGCCGCCTCGCGGACACCACGCGGAGACTGTCCGCGGCCAAAAGCCCAGAAGCCGATGCCGTCGTTGGTGACAAAATGGCCACTATCCCATTTCCCGGATTTATACTGTGGGCCATAATCGGCAATAAACCGCTCGTTGAACATGAGCTGTTCCTGCAAGTCGGCCAACAAGCCGTCGGCTTTGTCTTCGTTGGCAGAAGCCAGTACTACACCTGTGAGCATATTGTTTGCCTTCAGGAACAATGGAAGGAATATATCCATCACGACCGACTTAGCGTGCTCGCGTGGCCATTCGCCGACAAACATGATATTCTCGGACTTGACAATCTGTTTGACAGCTTCCTTATGGAACCAGCCAAATTCCGCATCCATATAATCCGGAAAGTAATAATGACAGAAAGCCGAAAAATCCTTCTTCAGCTTGGCAATTCGCTTCTGCTTATCCTGCGGAGACTCGTCGGCAATAGGTTTGACACGAACCGTTTCTGCCATTTCGGCCAGCCACTGTTCGTACTCTACCTGTTCTTTCCGGGACAAACGACGCTCAAGACTCATGGCTGCCTCCTCTCTTCTCGTTCAAAAAAGCATTCAAGACGGGCGCCACCTGTCGAGCAAGGTCTGGGTTGTTGTTTTTCATAAAGTCGTTAATCTGTCTGACAATGCGTACCAGTGTGGTGAAGTCTGTTTCCTTACCCTTGACCATGTTGTACAGATCCCGTATGCCGTCGATATCTCCCTTAGCGATCAAACGAATACCGCCTTCTTCGAGATACTTTTCTTTGAGCGACTTGAGTTGCTTAAGCTGATATCTGACCAGATCGAGAATACCGTCGGAGATTGTTTCCATCATCATCAGTTCGTCGGCAGCCTTTTTATCCCATTCCCCTTTTTTCTTCCAGCGGGAAATGGTTACTTCCGAACGGTTCAATACCTTGGCAATCTCGCCCTGTGGTACACCTTCCTTAAACAATATGTAAGCAGCTTCTTTGTCGTTCATATCTCGAATCGTTTTGTGCAAAATTGGCTTATACATATAGGGTATGCAAGTAATATTTTAAGGCTTAGAACATTCATTATAAGCGTAATAAGATTGGTTGCAATTCGCTTTTACAGCTATTTACTTTGTGGAAAAGTTCGATTTATGGCTGATTTGAAAACTATAGTAGACGCGCAGAATAAGACAGCTACCATCCGGATGTACGGCAGTATCGGATACGAAGTAAACGGAAGCGATATGGCAAACGTCATCGCCTCGATGTCGGACAGTGAAGATGTAGATGTCATCCAGCTCCGGATCAACTCCGGAGGCGGGAGTGTGATAGACGGTATGAGTATCGTGTCGGCTATCAGAAGCAGCAAGGCGGCTGTACACTGTTATGTTGACGGCATAGCCGCCAGCATGGCCGCTGTAATAGCAGTAGCCGGAGACCGGCTGCTGATGATGGATTATGCCAAGCTGATGATCCATGATCCCTTTTACGAAGGGAAGAAAGAACTCTCTCCAAAAGAAAAGAAGGCTCTGGATTCGATTACCGATATGCTTCGGATGATCCTCTCGAGAAAAGGGATCGACAAAGAAGAAATCGCCAAGCTGATGAAAGAGGAAACCTGGTTCAGTGCAGAAGAAGCATTGAAAAAGAAGCTGGCCGATGAAGTGATAGCCAGCACGGAAAAGAATGAGTTAAGCGCGTTGAGTGCAGATGAACTCTTCGCACGAATCAATAATAATTATCAACCCCAAAAAAAATCCAGTATGAAAGAAATTGCCAAATTGCTCGGATTACCGGAAGATGCTACCGAGCAACAGATTGTGAATGCCATCCGTGAAAGACAGGAGGCACACAAGAATCTGAAGAAGAGTCTGGTTGACCGCCTGGTAGAACGAGGCAAGAAAACGGGCGTAATCAACGAAAAGAACGAACAGCGCATGCTGCGCTTGGCAGAAGCAGACTTCTCACTCTTCGCGGAAATGATTGACTCCGCCGAAGCGGAAGAGGCAAATAAGCCAGCAGTAAAACCCGAAACAGGAAGATTGTCGAAAGCCATTGACCAGTTGGGCAAGGGAGAAAAAGGCAATAAAGGAGAGAAAAGTGCCAAGACATGGGACTGGTACCAGCGGAACAACCCGCAATACTTAGACGATCTGGAAAAGACAAATCCGGATGAATTCAAACGATTGTTGGACGAATACGAAAACAGCTTATAACATGGAACAGAACTCGCAAGTAAGATACCCATTTGGACCGGCTACCGTAGTACAGATGGCTGCGTCCGGAACTATCAATGTAGATGTACAGAATGACCTGACCCTTCTGGACGGCGCGACCGTACAGGCTACCGGAGCACGCACCGTCAACCTGACAATTGCCCCTGATACGCCAGTAGGCGCAAGAATTGTAGTGACGCACAAGGCAAGCGCAGCAGAAACATTGACTCCGGGAGAAGGAATGACCGGCAAGGCCATTACCGGATCGGCATCGAAAACCTTGGTGGCCGAATACATCTATACCGGCGAAAAGTTTATCCAGATCGCCGAAGCATACCAGATTGATTAATTTTTAAAAGCAATTTAAAATGGCAGAAATTAGAACAACCCTGTACAGCCGGGAGCTTGAGAAGATGCTGTATCCAGACAACAGCTTCGTTCAGAAATCGATTGTTGAACGAGGCGTAGCAGACTCGGCTGTAGCCGTAGAGAAACCTGTGGAGACAAGTCAAGGCAAGGCGAAAGAAGGAAAACCCAATACGCTTCCGTTACAGATCCGATCAGTGACAGATGACAAGAAGAGCTACCCGCTGACCTATATCTACCACGACCCTATCCTGGTGACTGAAGATTCGCAAATCCTGACCAATTACAACAAGCGACAGGCCAAGCAACAGCAGCAGGCCAATGAGATGAATACCAAGATTGCCGCCTACACGGTACAGCACTGGTGCCCGACATTGACCAGCAATATTCTGAAAACAACCGGAGAAGCCCGTGCAACCAATGTGATTGGCATGAGTTCGCAGCGCAAGGCCGTTACCAAGGCTGATATGGTAAAAGTGCAGAACCTGATGATGCGCATGATGATGGGTCGAGGCGGCAGATGGTATGGTATGGTAACTCCAGATATGTATTCCGATCTGTTGCTGATCCCGGAATTTGTGGACTATGAAAAACTGGGTACTGAATCAAAACTGAAAGAAGGTATTATCGGAAGAATATTGGGTATCGACATATTTGTCCGATCAACCGAAGAAGGCCACAGCGGCGTCTTGTATAACGAAAATGAACCGTTATCGGGTGATACGGAAATAAAAGACTCTTTGCTTACCGGCGCATTGTTCTGGAATTCGAACGCCGTATGCCGCGCAGAAGGCATCTTGCACACCAATGTATCGAACAACGCACCCGGATACTTGGGCGGTACGATTATTGAATCGTGGACACGCTATGGGGCCGATATTATCCGTAGCGACCAGAAAGGTGTAATCGCATTGTTGGAGGCAAAATAACATGTCAGGGAAACCCTTAAAATACTTAGTCATACACTGTACTGCCACACCAGAAGGACGGGAAGTGACCAGCGATGAAATACGCGCCTGGCACACCCGGCCTAAACTGATGGGCGGAAGAGGCTGGAAACAAGTTGGCTACTCGGAAATGATCCATCTGGACGGTGGCATTGAGAAACTGGTAGACAACAACAATGACGATGTGGTAGACCCTTGGGAAATCACCAATGGAGTGGCCGGATACAACAGCGTGTCGAGACATATCGTCTATGTAGGAGGTGTAGCAGCCGACGGGAAAACCCCGATAGATACCCGAACCCCGGAACAGAAAGAAGCCATGAAGCGATATGTTATCGAATTTAGAAGGCAGCATCCCGGGGTTGCAATTGTAGGACATAACGAACTGGCAGCGAAAGCCTGCCCGTCGTTTGATGTAAAAAAATGGTTATACGAGATCGGAGTAGAACCGAGATAAAACTAATTGATTATGGCAAAAGAAGATGGCGAAATATTAGATGGCCGAGACCTTATGGTCTATCTTGGTACTGGTGAATCGGTGGATGCAGCGACCTGGGAAGCACAGGCACTTGCCACGACGCATACTGTTACGTGGGCCACTGAAACAAAAGAGCGACTGACCAAAGACAGTCCGGGTGGTAATCCGGAAAAAAGAATCACCAAGGTAGCCGTAACGATCAAGACGGACGCACTCAGGGCTAAAGGAGACACGCAGCGTGACAAGCTATTGGACGCGATGAATGCGAAGAAAAACGTGTTCTTGAAATATGGTCTGCGGCAAGATGAAGAGGCAACCGGAGACGTGTATTACCAAGGAGAATTCACAATCGACCAGCTTGAGGAAAACACTACAGCCGGAGACGATGCCAGCTATACGGCTACATTCAGCTCGAGCGGACTGGTTGAAAAGAAAACGAAAGGAGCATGATGAAGAAAGGTTATATTCAGATAGCCGGCAAGGAATACCCCTGTCGGCTTACCATGGGGGCCATGGTGCGATTCAAGGAACGGACCGGAATCGACCTACCCACGATGAAGCAAGATGAAATGGATTTTTCCACAATGATGATGCTTATGTACTGCTGTCTGGTCAGTGCGTGCCGGGTTGACGCTGTGGAACATCCATTTGACGAAATGATTGACATGGCTGACCAGATCACACCGGAAGATATGGTTGAATGGCAACAAGCCAATCTGATGGCCCAAGTTGATCAGGAAGATTCAAAAAAAAAGAAAGCACAGCCGGAATAACCGAGCTGATGGGATTCGCCCTTGCTTGCCTTCGCTTATCACGAGAAGACTTTATGTCGATGACGCCAGCCGAGTTTTCGGCCACGACCGAACAATGGGGGCTGTATGAAGAAAGACAAGCACACGCAAGCTGGGAGCGAGCCCGACTGATCGGCTATATGGCCGTATCACCCTATACAGGCAAAAAAGTGCGAGAGCCGTCGGACCTGATCCGATTTGCCTGGGAAAAAGAAAATACAACCAAAAAAAACGGGAAAAGACACATCCCGACCGATGAAGACTTTGCCCGCGTAGAAGCCTATTACAGCAATGGATAAACAGTTACGATACAATATAGACATCCGATTGAACGACGGCGCCAGTCAAGGGACTGAAGCCTTAAACAGCCGATTGGCGAAATTGTCATCGTGGACCAAGGCTATCAATGCGGAGACACAGAAGCTGGGTACGCAGTTCTCGACCGTATCGAAGTCGGCATCGAACATCTTTGCGCAGACAAACCTGTCTGCCAGTCAGCTACGGCAAAACTTCCAACAGATAAGCAATACGAGTACAACCGCAGCCGCCGGTATGAACCAGGTGGCCAATGTGGCTCCGCGATTTAATGCGCTCAATGTATCAGTTCAGCAGGTTGCACGAGAATTGCCCTCACTGGCTATATCTGCCAATACATTTTTTCTTGCTATCTCGAACAACCTGCCTATCCTGGCAGATTCGATCAGTGCCGCGAGAAAAGAGAACGAGGCCATGATAGCCAGCGGACAAAAGGCAACGCCCGTATGGAAACAGGTGGCATCATCCTTGTTTTCCTGGCAGACTGCTTTGGTGCTTGGAGTGACAGCCCTATCAATGTATGCTACCGATATCGTTGCCGCCATCAGTTCCCAATCAAGCTTTAAGAAAAGTGTTGATTCGACAGCCCTTGCCATGAAGCAGCTTAACTCGGCCCGTGAAAAAGGTGTCCAGGATGCACAGCAAGAACTAACCTCGCTGAATGTTTTGTATTCCGCCTCGATGGACGATGCCAGAAGTAAGGAAGAAAGACTGTCTGCTGTAAAACAACTCAAGGCAGAATACCCGGATTACTTTAAGAACTTATCGAATGAATCCATCATGGCCGGACAGGCAAGTGAAGCTTATGACAGATTAGCCAAAAGCCTTACCGATGCAGCTATAGCCAGGGCCTCGATGGATAAGATGACAGAAAATGCTACCAAGATACTTGACTTGAGAGATCAGGAAAAAGAGTTGACCAAAGAACTGGAGAATGCTCAAAACTGGTTAAGTCAATTCCAGAAATCGACCATACAGACACAGGCCGATTCGCAATCATTTGCATACGCTGCCAGCAAGGTTACTACTTTGAAAAACAGTCTGCAAAGTGTGCGTGATGAGATTATAGCATTGAACACTGCCAATAAAGAACTATCGAGCAATATCAATGTGTCGTCTTTATTAGGAGGTAAACAGGGATCATCCAAGGAAGTAAATAAGAACCTTGAGACCATTGGTGGTATAACCAATAAGATCAATGAGCTGAAGGAAGCACAAAGCAAAGCATTCGGACAGCAACAGATAGATCTGGAAAAAGAGATACAGTTATGGCAAGAAAAGCTTAACCTGATGCAACGTGCCATTGTGCAGGGCGCCATGGGTAATCTTGGAGACGATCAATACAAAGACTTGCTTCAGTCTGAAGTAAAAACAGTCGATACTCCTGCTAAGATAAAAATACCTGTTGAGTTTGATCAAGACACGCTTAAAAGATCATTTCGGATTATGCAGGTACAATTCAGCGATTCTATCAAAGAACTGGAGATAACAGGTGAACAAATAAGCGGAATATTGACCGGATCTATTCAGTCGTTTGCCCAGAACTTTGGACAAGCCCTGGCATCAGGTGACGGGATAGAAGTTTTTAAGTCATTGCTTATATCTGTGATGGATATGCTGCAACAATTCGGAGCTGCTCTGATTGCTGCCGGTGTAGCGACAGAAGCATTCAAATCGTTGTTTGCTAATCCTATTGCAGGCATCATAGCCGGTACTGCCTTGATTGCTACGGCTGCTGCTGCGAAAGCCGCTTTGCAAAATGCCACAGCTTTTGCAGACGGTGGCATTGTAAGTGGCCCGACTTATGCCCTTGTAGGAGAGTATTCGGGAGCATCCAACAATCCGGAAGTAATTGCGCCTTTGAACAAACTTAAAAGCATGATAGAGCCTGCACAGTCTGACTCCGGCATGTCTGGAGAAGTCAGATTTGTGATCAAAGGAGAAACCCTAGAGGGAATATTGAGTAAAATGAATCGTAAACGTAACAGGACACGCTGATGGCACTTGCAAAAAGATATGAAGGCGGATTTATATCGATAGCCGGCACGCATTACCGGTTTGAGATATGGCAGGAAGGATGGTCGGGAGGATCGAGCGATATCGCTGTGACTTCCGACCCCCTAACCATTGAATGGTCTGAAGCGGACAAGTTGGAGCCAGTACAGTCGTCGAATGCCAAGCTTACGCTGTACAGCGATGATGACCGTCAGTTTGTGGACCTTTATACAGTCCAAGCCGGAAGCATACGGCTAGATATATACAGAGAAGATGTTCTGTATTGGAGCGGAACATTAGACCCGGAACTGTATGAAGAACCCTTTGCTTACAAAACAGATTATGGGGTAGAACTTACCTTCTCTGACTTGTCCATGCTGGACCGATTAAATTGGCAAGAAACCGGTTTTATGACATTGCAGCAAGTGATAGAGACGGCTCTATCTTTATCTTGTATTCATTATTCGGGGATTGTAAAACATATATCGACAAGTGGCGCAGGAAGCGGAAGAGGAACGCTGCTGGAGACAGTAAGCGTACAATGCCAGAACTTCTACAACGAAGATGGCGAGGCCATGAGCGTGAGAGAAGTATTGGATGAAGTGCTACGCCCGTTTTCGTTACGGCTTATTCAGAAGGCCGGAAATATTTATATATATGATTTAAACGAGATTTACACAGCATTTAATACCGAAGAAATTGTATGGGATGCAGATGACTCAACCCTGTCGATTGACAAGACGTATAATGATTTGACTCTAACTTTTTCTCCTTATGAAAAAGTAACCATATTGGATGGTAATGTTGATACAGGAAGCGTAGCTGGTGGGAATGAGTATACGACCTATGTCAAAGCAAGGAACACGGGTAGAGATGAAATAGGATATAACATCACTTTGTCGGAGACTGGAAAAGGAGTGGTTAAAAATACATTGGCTAAATACTTTCGAGTAGATCCTGTTTATTCCGGAAATGGTGAAGCTGGTGTTGCATGGGCTTATTACAATTTTACAGGTCCCAATTCAGGTGAATGGGTGCAGAATATTAATGCAGTTCTTCCACCTGTAGGAGATGATTATATGATATTCAGAGCTTCGTCGGCATCGTTGATATCAAAAAAAGCTTCTGATTGGTCAAATCGTGAATATCGATTAAAAGTATCCTTACAAATGCTATTTGACCCGCGATATAATCCATACGAAGACGCATCAGAAGACAATGAGAAAGATGCATGGGAAAACCAACAGGATCGAGCTAATTTCTCTTATCTGCCTATAAAGTTAACCTTGAGAGATGATCAAGGGAACGCTATTTTGCATTTATCAAATAGTGCTGTAAAAGACAGTGAAAACTATTGGCAAACAAATAATAATGTAAGATGGATAAGTGGTGAATCAATATGGGGCGAAGCTTATTTGTGCTGGTATGCCGGTGACCGAAAAAGCGAATCGGGATTAGGTGGATGGCAGACCAATAAGCCTATCATCGGATATTATAGAGGCGAATTGCCTTCTAAATTCGATAAAACAGGAGAAGGCGAGTACATTGACCTGCCTAATGAAGGAGGTTATTTTGAATTAGAAGTAGGTAAGAATATTATTATCTGGGATTACAACAAAGAAATAAAAGAGTCGAACTATACCAGTTGTCGGCATCTGATGTTTAAAGATGTCAAGATAGAATTGGTTGACGGATATGGTAATTCGATATCAACAAAAGATGTACAGTATTCTGCCTGGATCAACAAGGATGCCAAAGAGCCTTTGAAAATTGATACCATATTAGGGACATTGAATGAACCATCGCCAGTTGCATTGGGGCAGTTGTATGCGACTAGTGGTCATACAATTGTCAGTGAATTTACACGGTCGGATATTACGGACAGGCTGGAAAAGCTTCTTATTGCTACTGTGTATAGTAATTATTCAGGTCGGAATATAGTACTATCCGGTACTACGGTCATATTACCGTCGTTCTCGACCTATACCGACAAAAACGAAGCAGGTAATTATATTCTGCTTGCTGAAACGCAGGATCTGATTAATGATACAAGTGAAATCAAGATGGTACAATTTAGTGCTGATAATTATGAAGGTGTTGAATTCAAATAGATGAGTCATGGCTAAACAACAATATACATATCAAACCAGGTATATTGCCGCTACGCCTCGTAATAAGAGACTTACGGACAGTATTCAAGCAGCTGCGCAGACGGGTAGTAGCGGTGGAGGTATTGGTTATCCATCCACACCACAGTACTGGGAACTGGTAACATCATCCTCTGACGGAAATCCGTTGGAAGAATCACAATATTACCTACGGCCTATCTCGGGTAAACATGTGATTGTTCCTGGCGATGTTGTAGCCTTTGCCGACGGAGGCGAATATGCCAGCGGACTTCCTGTGGCCGATTTTGACACGTTTGGCTTGTTTAAAGCGAAACGTGAAGGAGGGTTGTTATTTGACGCTACCGAGGGATGGTATGTTAATCCTGACTATGCAGGAGGTGGCGGAGGTCTAGATATTGATCAGTTGCAGAAGTATTTGAATGACAATGGTTACCTTAAACTTTCTTCTCCGCTGACAGGCTATACTAAACCGGAAGCTTATTCTCCGATTGCTGCTACCGACACGATTCTGTCGGCTATCGGGAAGCTGGAAAGGAACTTTGACAATTATGTTGATTTGACAACGAATCAAACGATTGGCGGTGTTAAGACTTTCAACGAAACATTGTTGTCAAAAAAAGATGTTATCGCATACGCAGACGGTGGAAGTTATGCCAGCGGTTTGCCTGTGGCAGATCAATATACCTACGGCCTTATCAAGGTAGACGGGACAACTGTACGTATCAATGCATCAGGTCAGTTGGAGGCAGACGCCGGTGGCGGTATTGATTTTACGGTAGGTACTGGACTTGATCTTTCGGTCGCTTCTGTTCTTTCGGTCAAGTATGGCACAACAGCCGGAACAGCTTGTCAGGGTAATGATTCACGGCTTAGCGATGCAAGGCGTAATCCTTACGCCTTATCATGGACTGGATATAGCAATGGATCTTATGATGGTAGTACATCCAAAAGTCTGACGATTCCCAACAATACGGATCAGTTAACCAACGGAGCTGGATTTATAGTAGATGGGAATAAGAATTTTACTTCTTTACAGGGGTCCGGTAATAGTAGTCAATATTTGGCTGGAAATGGAAGATTTTACACTGTTGCTTTTAACGAGTTACGTGGCGTCCCTTCGTGGATAACAGGATGGAATACTAATAGATTTAATCTTAACAGTAATGGAGGTGCAGTATTCAAGAGTACTGGCACGATGGTTACACCATCTCATACAGACAGTCCTGTATCGAATTTAGGGGTCGAAATTTACAACAATCAGATTAGAGGCATTAATAGCAGCAATGTTGGAAATCTTTATCTCAACTATATCGATAGCGTTAATTACGTAAAAATAGATCCGGACTGTAATATTATATCCACAAGAGATATTATAGCCTACGCTGATGGCGGTAGTTATGCTTCAGGGTTACCAGTAGCAGATTCGTATACATACGGATTAATCAAGTATGACGGAACAACAATTGGAAAGAATAGCGCTGGGCAGCTGTACGTAATTAATGGTGGTTCCGGTGGTGGATCTGTTGCGTGGGGAGATATAACAGGTAAGCCCGGATGGATTGGATCGAGCAAACCTTCATACAGTTGGAGTGAAATAACAAGCAAGCCCGGATGGATAGGTACAAACAAGCCTTCTTACAGCTGGAGTGAAATTTCAGGAAAGCCTAGTGAATTTCAGCCGAAGTCTCATACTCATAACTGGAATCAGATATATGGATATCCAGGATTCGTTTCATCTGTACAGCGTAGTGGTAGTGGTAATGTTGTAGGTTCATTGTCTATTAGTAATGGTACGATATATTATAACATGACAACCGTTTCGGGAGGTGGCGGAAGCTGGGATGGTGGCGATGTATACAATGATATCAACATACGATATCCCGGTCAAAGATTAAGATTCTACTTGAGCAACGGTGATACTCGTGTATTCCTTGCAGGTAGTACTGGAATTGGATATTGGGTTGACGGAACGTTAAAGGCTGAAATGACAACTTCCGGAGCATGGTCTCAGAAATCTGATATAAGGTTGAAGAATATTGTAGGGAAATATTCAGGAATGCTTGATATTATAGATAAAATCAACGTATATAGATATACGTTTATAGAAGGTGATGGAAAGTTGAACATCGGTGTAATTGCACAAGAGATCCTTCCATTCATTCCGGAAGTAGTATCTTCTTCTCAGTATAAGGAGTATTCCGATGAAAAAAGATACAGTGTGGATTATGCCACTCTTGGAGCGGTTGTAGCTATCCAAGGCGTAAAAGAACTATACACCCGATTCCTTCCAGTAGAGAACAAAGTAAAGATACTGGAAAGCCGGGTACAGAACTTGCAGCTGCGGCTGGATAATGCTTACAGGGAAATATTCGAACTTAAACAACAGATGGGAGGTGCGGCATGAAGATACCCAAGACTAATATAAGGCTTGTAGACGTGGTTTGTACCGTAGGAGAAATAATCGGTGGAAATCTAGCCAACAATTTAGGTAAAATCTGCTCCAGCGGAAAGATCAACATGTGGGCCAAATATAAGCCAGTTAGATACAATTTTATAGATCCAAGGCCTACCGACTGGTGGAAGGCAGAAAACGGGAGCTGTGGCTTGCAGATTAATTATTACTCCGTGGCCAACTCTGCCAACATACAAGCATTGATAGACCGCATTAAAAACGGGGAAACTGGTTTCAGCTATCTACCACCGAGAGGACAGTCTTATTCCGAGCCTTTCCGTTTGTACGATTTCGCAGGATATAACCCGGCAGCTACGCATAATATTGCACAGATAAGCTATCCCGACAGTATAGCCAAGGATACGGCAACCGGGAATGCCCGGATGTATATCGCCGTGCAATGGATACACGACGAATCGATGTTAAGCCTTACCGATCTGGCCACGAATGAAGGCGTGTACAAGCTGGCAGACTGGTATCTTGGCGCATTGGTAGTCATGCCAAGAGATCAGACACTACGTGTGGTAAGCAATACGACCAAGCTGGCGGATATGGAGAATGTAGATGTTCTACAGTTCGAGGTCGGAGGCCAGGGAACTATGTATGTGTACCCGATACTATGCAGCGTAACTACGGACGGGAAACTTACTACCGGAGCGGGCGGATACGGTATCTCGTTGCCATACATACAGGAGCTAGAGGTCAAATGCGTTGACGCCCACAAGGCAGAATTGGAATGGAACGATAGTTCATACCTTAGTCTTGTAGGAAGCTCTTATGTGGCTACGATATATATCAATTACAGCAAGGTACAATATGTAGGCGATTCCATCAACGGATATATATACGTATGCTCGGCAACCGCGAATGGGCAGCCTCTTGGCGATTGGGAACGGATAGACGGGATATATACGGTAAACCTTGGCAGTTCTTCAGGTACGGCCACGTTAAGCACATTCGCCATCTACCCCAATAGCGTAGAAGGATCAAACAGTGAATCATTCGCCGGATACTTGGTACGCTTTACTCCAACGAGCTACGAAGACGCATCTTCGGTATATGGATTCTGTGAAGTATGATTTAATAACCCCTTAAAAAGAAAGGAGAAACAGTTATGTTAAAGTACAAGCTAGTTCAGCGGAAGGACATGACAAAGGGAGCTTTGGAGAATGCCAAGCTCTATTATCCGCAAGTCATCAACCAGGGGCGCGTGTCGTTCGATTCGCTCTGCGAGGAAGTGGCCGAGCAGTCGTCACTCACCAGCGGCGACATCAAGAACTGCATGGACCGCCTGATCAACTGCCTCGTGCGCCACTTGAAGGAAGGGCGTTCGGTGGATTGTGGCGACCTCGGATCGTTCCGGATCAACATCCGAAGCACCGGTGCCGACACGCCCGAAGCCTACGACGCCGCCACCATGATGCGCAAGCCTAGCGTCCAGTACTATCTGGGAAAGAAGCTGCGCGACATGCAGGACACCGGCGTACAGTACGAACGCTACACGCCGCCCTCGAACGAGTAGCGGCACCGCCTCCGGCACATAGGTATATCGCCGCCGAGATATACTAACATCTCCGCCGAGATATACCTATATCGCCACGGAGATATACCTATGTAATTTCAACCTCATTTTATAACCATTTAAAAACGATTTAATCATGGAACCAAAAACAGTTTTCAGCAACCGTCGGCACATCCGGCAACACCTTCTACGGGCAGATCTACACCAAGAGCGGCGAAGAGTATATCGGCGACTACTCGCAGACCAACCTCTCGATCGCCAACCCGTCACGCATGTCGTATTTCTTGGATGCCGCCACCCTGTTGGTGCAGCTTAATTCTGACGTAACCGCAAAAGCGCAGGAGGTAGCAGCATGAAAAAAGGCGAGATCGTAATTATCAACAGCATCTTTGGGAGCGAAATCCGTCTCCCGAAGATGAAAGGAGAAGATCTGTACAAGGTACTGACAGCAAAGGCAGAGATATCTTCTATTGTAGAAGAGATCCAGAAGAAGGCAGAGGAATTGAAGAACGGCACCAAGCCGGAATCCGTAGACCCGATGAATTTCCAGGAAGACGATCCGGATGTGATCGAATGGAAGAAGCAGTTCATCCCGATGCAGAACAAACTCTATAACGAAGAGTACGAAGGCAAATTTCCTGATCCATGCATACCCCATGATGCGTTCCCGGATATGATTGTAGGCATGTCTGCCGGAAATGCAGAATTATTATTGAAGTATTTGGTGGTTAAATAAAAATTAAAAATATGGCAGCAAAAACTATATCATTCAGCCAAAAGGGCGGGCAGTATGAATCGGAAGCATTCCAGCCTGCTTCTGAGAACATTGTTATCCGTGTGGACTTTGATAAACCCGGATCATGTGATTTATACAGGAGTATAGATGGAAAGGAGGCGTATGTGCAAGCGGCCAGCATCACACCTTCTTATCCATTGAAATCAGCAGAAGAAATAAACGTGTCAGGCATCAAGGCGGGGCAATACCTGAAAGTCGTATTCCCTATGTCTGTGCCGTCTAAAATAATGATACTGGAATGAAAAGGATTGACTTACGAGAAAGCGGAATCCGTCTGGCCGATGTTGTTTCCGGATCTGGAGGTGGTCCAGTTGATCCGGATTATACCGATTACGAATTAGAGGCGCAATCTTTATTCCTTGCGGTGAACACTACAACTGTCACGTTGAAAGACGGCAAGACGGCGGCCGTGGCTTCCAATGATCATATCAAGATTGTAGATGAAGATCTGAAGCATTACACGCTGAAAGAGTGGAATGACAGGTCTATTGCCAACGGTTTTGACAATTCTTTGGTAGCTAAACCTATTGGATTTAGCCTTGAATGTAATGGCATACGTACAATAGTTCGCTGGCAATGGACAGGTAAATATCACTCTCCTACCGGTGCCGGTACGGCTGCAACAGATACTATGCAACATAGTATATATGATTACAATCAAATTACAGCAGCAGCGACAGGTAAGGATGCAACCATAACAGGGGAACTTGATATGGGAACAGGAAAAGCAGGTACACATTTCTCTGACGATTGGGAAGTAAGAGACAACGGAGATACTTTAACATTGTATTCTGGCAACACAAAACAAACCTGGGAAATGGCGAAGGATTGTGGTAATGTCAATTCTATGATTGCAACCAACTTCAAGGAGCGAACAGATGCGATGTGGGCACAGAATGAATGGATGCGACACCGATTCGCTATTTCGTCTGGTATTGCCACCGACCAGCCAGACGGAACGATGAAGGAAGTACAGATTCTCAATGTTACCGGTACTCAGCCGCAAGTTGGTGAAGATATGTACTTTTATATCGACGGTACAAACACCAACTTGACGTCCAAGTACAACCTGAATAATAAGCACAATGATTCAGCCGACTACTTGACAACTGCTATAGCCGATTATATCTATGAACAACAGAAGGCAAATGGTGTGAATATGAACGACACGGGAGTGAATAGTGCCGAGAAGCCGGTGCTCGTCCCAGGAGCCAAGGGTGCTGAAGCTATTGCTGTGAATGGGTATTGGTATATAATTACTCCATACGTATCTCGCCCATCAGAGAATAATACAATGGATTACAATGTATGTGATAGTCCAGCGGTGTATTATATACATAGTTTATCTGATGATTCGTATTTAATCGGAGAGCGAGAACTTCATCCGATATGGGTGAACAAATCGATTATAACAGGTCTTGTAAACTATCTAAGGACAAACGAAGAAAGAGATTCAGATATTCCATCACTACCTTCAGGCACCTGTTGGAGTGCGGTTCGGATCAACTCGACGGCCGCCTGGTATGTCAACCTGGGTGGTGGCGTCGTGATCTACGCGAACGCCTACAGCAGGTACACGGTTTTTCCGGCCTCGGCTTTTTGATTGATCTAAGTCGTGCGGATGCACGACGGAATAACCCCTTTAAATGGAATGATATGAATAGATCTAACTTGCAGCAATTAAAACAGCCTATTATCAATCGAGTAATCGAATTAAATCGATATTTGATAAGCATAGGTTCGTTAGCCTATAAGATAATAAGCAGGAATTACATAGACAATTTGCTAAAGCAGGGCCATATATTATTCAACTACGCTATGCGCCAGTTGAAGGGCCTGGACTATTACAAGCGTGCTTGCGAGATTGTCTATGAGATTCAGTCTGGGATATATTTTATCGCCGCATTAGGCGGTTGCAAGGCCAAACAAGCATCCGTTGTCGATGTCATGTGCGATGAGATATTGTCTATGCTATCCAAAATGAGTAATAAGGCAAATGCCGGTATCAAACAGTCTTGAACTATGTTGAGTGTGCATGATTTATTTAAAGGTCCCCGTGCTTGTAACGAGCAAGCTATATCAACAATCGGGAAAGAGGAGTCTTCAGGCAACTGTTGGAGTGCGGTTCGGAACAACTCGACGAACGCCTGGTATGTCAACCTGGGTAATGGCAACGTGAACAACACGAACACCTACAACAGGTACACGGTTTTTCCGGCCTCGGATTTAGATAAAGAGTGCAGTAAGTGGATCGATGCAGAAGATGATTGTTATAAGAATAAACATTCATCCATAGATGCGGCTTCGTATCATTTCCATTTAAGCCAATTGAGATATTTGATCGATAGAATCAAGAACGGATACAAACCTACAACAAGTATATGTTTTGTGTTAGACTATCCGGTGTACAGGGAAGTTTTTGCGGCTAACTATACAGATAGAATAGTCCATCATTATGTAGCCAGAATGATCAATAAAGTATGCGAACAAGCGCATGCGGATAATGGGAACGTAAGTCACGGCAATCGCATAGGTCATTCAACTTTGACCGCTCATAAGCAGATTCAGGATAATATTAAAGAGGTCTCTGAATATTATACAAAGCCCTGTTTTGTGGCTACCATGGATATAAAGGGATTCTTTATGTCTATCGATCAACAGATGGCTTATGACATATTCCTTATGTACGCAGACAAATATTATAACGAGTCGGATAAGTGTTTTATACTGAATCTGATTAAGATTCTTATCTCCCATAATCCAACTTCAGACTGTGAGCGAAGATCTCCTATCGAAAAATGGGATCATGTTCCTTCCAATAAAAGCTTATTTGGCGTTAAAGCTGGAAAAGGGCTTCCAATAGGTAATTATTACTCACAGCTAATAGCAAATCTGTTTTTAGCTCCTATGGATGATATAATTCAGTCTTCCGGAATAAAATATACCCGATTTGTTGATGATATATGTATCGTGGCAAGGTCATCGAAGGAAATTGTTGAAACAAGAAATAAAATCAAGTCTATTCTTTCCGAGATGCAACTGGAATTACACCCTAATAAATTCTACATACAACCTTATCAACATGGGGTTAAATTCTGTGGGCGAGTCGTTAAACCAGGTAGAACTTATATATCGAATCGAATCCGATATGGTTTATACACGATGATTAAAAAGTATATTCGAAGTCCTTCGTTGAATAACGCCTACCGGCTTCAGCAAAGTGTAAATAGCTATTTTGGATTAATGAATGGAACTGCTTCTTATTATATTAAGAAGGACGCTATAAAATTGATAGAGATGTATTATTCGGAATGGGTATTCTTTCGAGATGTTAATAATAGGCTGATATGTACAATCAAAGAAGAATATCGACCTGGAAAGTTATCTCTAACGAATGTATCTGAATTTATTTCAAAATACAATCCCATATTATATGCTAAGCGATTACGGAAGGCTAAGAATAGAAGAAAGAAACGGAATATTAACGGCAACATTCAAGTCAAAAATGAAATACGGAAAATTGATTAATAATAATCTCGACATAAAAGAAGTCGAGAAGGGTATGGAGATAGGAGGAAAACTCACTGAACAGCAACTTAAAGAACAAGGATACAAGCCTGTATGTGAAGTTAAAGAACCCGAAGGAGCAGAATACTTCGTGTATCGTGAATACGATGCCTGCTTCGTACAGGAATGGCGCATGAAAGACGAGCCGATGCAAGAAGGTGATATATGGACTTCAGATAGCGGTTCCGATCCAACATTCGACGATATTATAAGACTTCAAAGAGATACAGAGTTTGTATCAATGAACATTAATTCGTATAGTCTTACGGATAATGAATCTATTATGGTTGAGAGTATGTACCCTGAGTGGTCTCCTGATAGTGTGCAAGTAAAGAAAGGTGAAAAGTATAGATACAACGATAAGCTGTATAAGGTTGTCCAAGATCATACAACGCAAGAAAATTGGTCTCCAGCAAACCTGTCATCCCTTTGGGAAGAAATTGTTGAATCGCATGAAGGAACATTGAAGGACCCTATCCCTTGGAATATTGAAAATGGTCCATTATGGCAGGGAATGATTCTTGAAATAGGTAAGATATATACTCAGGGCGGAATATTGTATGAGTGTACAAGAGATAGCGGAATAAAACTTACTCACAATTTGGCGGCATTGGTTGGATTGTATGTGAAGATAGTAGAATAATGAGTTATAAAAATGATGTATTCAGCATAATTATTAAAGAAATATCATTCGAAACGGACATAGATTCATCACATATACTCTATGTTCATAAAGATGTCGATTCAGTAGATGCAACATATATAACAATTCGATTACTTTATGGAGTAGGTTTCTATCCAACAGCTATAGCTAAATTATTACATCGCACTGCAAGGTCTGTCAATTCTATATTGTCAACTTTCAGTGCGAGATATCAACTATATCCAATAATGAGAATACAATACGAACGCATTAAGAATAGACTTCTGGTGAATGGTATACATGTGTTATAACTTCGCAATACGATCGATGTTGATCGTATGATTAATTTTTATTTATATTATGGACGCAGAGAAAATTATTTGTTGCGATCGAGGCAACAGCGGCTTTGAAACAGCTGCATTAATGAACGGTGGTATGGGAAATTGGAATAATCCATTCATTTATCTTGTGTGGATGATGTTCGCTAACAGAATGTGGGGAAATGGATGGGAAAATGGAGGCAATCCTCAGATTCAGGCTATTCAGAATCAGATGCAGGACAATCAGAATGCCAATCTGGTAATGGACGGAATCAAAGGTAATACTGCTGCAATCTCTCAGTTGGCTCAAAACCTTAACTGCGACTTCAACACATTGCAAAACTGCTGTTGCGATGTTCGAAACGGCATATCACAGCTTTCAGGGCAAGTTGGATTCAGTGCAGAAAAGATCATTAATGCCGGTTTGATGGGTGACAACAACATCATTTCCAAATTATGCGAATGCTGCTGTGGCATCAACCAGAACATTCTTAACTTCAAAGCGGAAAACCAACTTCAGAATTGCCAGCAGACACAAGCTATCACTGCTGCCATCAATTATGATGGAAACTTGACAAGAGAGGCAATCGCAAACTTCCGTCAGGCATGGGAACAAAGCCGTTATTCTGATGTAGTAGCTGAAAAGAACCGATTGCAGACTGTACTCGACTTACAAGGACAACAGGCCGCAACAGCCAATATGGTTAATGCTGCCATTGCGCCGGTGAATGCGGCTGTAGCCAACATTGGCCAGCAAGTACAAGGTATTGCACAACATCAACTTCCTACTTATCCGCAGCCTTATGTACCTGGCTATCCTTACGGTGTATATGGCGCAACTGGTACAGGTTTTTGGGGTTGATTAAATAAGGAAAGGAGGTAATTATGAATCCATATCCTTATGCAATCACCAATAGAGGCGGAATATCCGAGATACCAGTAACCAGCGTAAATGTAGGCACAACAGAGGTTGTTCTTAATCTTCCCAATCATGCTTTTTACGGAAAGCCATACAAAGGCTACTTTACGCTGAAAATTAATACCGCTATACCTACAGGTACAACTACTACTCTTCCTTTGCAATTGCAGGCGAACGGTGTAGTAGTTAATCTGATGAATCTTGGAGGCCAACAGGCTACAGTGGCAGACTTGGGAATACCCGGTACAGGAGTAGCACTTGTATATTACGACAAGGAAACCAATTTGCTTCAATTTGCTGCAAAACCGGCAAGCGCATAGTGTAAGTTTAACATAGGATGTGTCTTTTAATAGGTACATCCTTATTTTTAATCGTTATGAATTTTAGTGAATTAAGACAGAATTATCCTGTATATATCCTTAATAAGACGGATATGTTAGCAATACAAGGGAAAGTGATTAATGCAGGATCTCCTTATTTTCATCAGTCGAGTCAGTCTGGTATGCCTCTTCCTCTTACAACTCCGCAATCACGCGTCGTTGATGTAACAATAGATATACAGGGGAACAGGCAAACATTCGCGATTCCGGAATCTTCTTCTGTCACCTGCGCTCAGATGTCAGGAAAAGAACTTATTATTGCAACAGAGAAGCAAGGAATTGTTAGGGAAGTAGAAGTAATGAAAGCTCAAAGCGAAGAGGTAATTGCTAGTGTTGACAAACACAAGTCTATTATTGAGTCGTGTGAGAAAATTCTATCTGAATACAACCCTGCTTTCGCTGAAAAACAGCAACAAGATATGCGGATAACTGGACTTGAAAATAAAGTGGAGAGTATGAGCAAGATGCTTTCTGATTTTATCAACGAATTTAAAAAGTAGCATTATGAGGGAATATTATGTAATAAGAAAGCACGATTCTGATGACTATTCATGTCATTATGATGAAGGATCTGCACGTGAGGTTATTTCTAAGGCTCGTTATGTTGATAGGAACGGAAGTATGATGGAAGGCAAAGAACATTGGACGGCTGAACAAATAGAAGCCGCCACATCGGCCATGAAGTTTCCTGCAGGAACGACAAAATGGGATAAATATGTAGCTTTCAATAGTATGTACTTTGACCTTTGTCGTGTATTAGATGATGCTCTTGTTTTAAAGGTAACACATGCTTTTTTCTTTGCTGATGATGACTATATACATAAAGAATCAAAGATTAAACGATATATAGATCGTATGGCTATTTAAAATCTATTTAAAAGCATTAGGGACTATTCGAAAGCATATTTAGAACAGTCCCTTTTTTATATTAAATACATTTTTATGTACTTTTCGTTTTTTATTTTAGACTTTTTGTTTTGCGCATTATAGATGCTTTTCTATCTTCGTATAAGGGATTAAGGAAATGCCTGCCTATCCGCCATTCACCCGGTAAATAATGCTTGAAAACGGATAAGCCGTTATTTGTTCGGCTTAGTATTTCTTCTTTCTTTAACATATTGATGATGGTTGGTTATCAGGTCGTTTATATATTCCTTGTCCCGTTTTATCAGGCGTTCTTCCAGCAGACGTTTTATTTCCTTAATTTTGTAGAAATAATGCCCTTTTATATCGGAATAGGAAACCAGTCCTGCCGCCCGCAGGCGTTGCAGTGTACGGTCGCTGATTTTCAGGAATGTGCATACTTCGTAACTGTCCACCCAAATTTCATCTTCATCGGGTTTGCCGGAATCCAAATGGTTGAAGATGTAATCCGCTATGGCGGTAATCTTGTTGTCAAGCTCCTTGTAGGCTTTTGACTCGAATGTTATTATTTCCATATCGCTAACTAATTGGTTCGCTGCAAAATTCGGGGTTGCAGAAAAATAAATCGCCACAGGCGAACCCACCTGTGGCGAAATAAATATTGTTAAAATGAAATTGCTCAATCCTGTTCTTCCATACGTTGCAGCAAGCGTTCTTTCAGCATGGAAAGGAAGCTGGTACGGTCTTTCATCTTGGCTTTCAATTCCATGTAGGTATGGTAGAAATCCCCCAAATCTATATCCAGCATTTCTTCAAAGTAGGCTACAATGTCCTTTATGTCAGCCGTTCCCTTGTTCAGACAGCCTGCCGTGTCCAGTGAGTAGATAAGTTCCACCAATGACCGTTTCGTGCCAGTCCAGCGTATGGGCTTCCCTGTAAAATTATTCTTTATCCCTTGCCGTTGTTCCCGCCGTTCCAGTTCGTTCAGCCTGTTTGTCAGGTATATTTCCAGCAGTTGGTTCGCCCTGATTTTGGCGACCTTGAAATCGTAACTGGTGCTGAACTGTGGGTCTGTTTCATAGTAGAAGTTATCTACAATTATCTGTATGTCAGGTTTCCCACGCAGGAAGTATTTGCTATCTAAGTAGGTGGCATCTGTGCGGTAATATTCGTGGAAACTCAAATTGCGGTGGAAAAATACGGAAAGCCTGTGGGTTTCAGAAAGGATAAATTCTTTCTGGACTTCCATGCTGCCGCTTGGAAAACGTAGTTCTATCCGATAGACAGTATTGTAATAGATGATTTTGCTTACTATGAGCGGCTTTTGAGCTTTGAAGAAATGTATTTCTTCTTCCGGGCTTTCAAAGCGGTAAGCCATGATAAAGGCTTTCAGTTTCTCCAGCACGCCTTGCAGGTAGTCCACAACCATCTTGCATAAGGACAGGATGTCAGGCGCTTTTTCCTCATAGTCACGTATCTGTAATTCTGTTTGTTGCAGGAGTTCCGCAAAATATGTTTTCAGGGGCTTTATATTTTCCATAACTTTGAACCATTATTTGATGCAAAGTTACAACCGACTGAAAATCATTTTATTCTTCGTTTTTTACATTACATTCTTATATCTGTGCATTTTCTTGTTTCCTGCGCTTTCCTTCGGATTTCTCCCGGTGTATCAAGCAGGTAAGCCCGGCAAAAGTCGTTCAGGTTCGATGTGGATGCGAATCCGGTTGTAAACGCTACTTCGG